GGTTTTAAGGAAAGGTGTTATACCCAACTTGAAACTGATTATATAAACAGTATCGAGAATTTGACGATACATTAAATGGAGAATATATGAGTATATTAGGTGGTATGGGAAATACCGAAAATAAACAGCAGATTTACTTAGGATTCAAAACAATGGGTCAGAAGTTTTATGCTAATGGTGAAACTGAGGTTGATGTTAAATATCTACAGCTAGACCCTGAAACTTTTAAATCAGGATGGGGCAGGTACACAAAGGCTGATGGTTTTGAATATAAATGGGATAGTAAATTCACTGTTCCTGAGAAAAGACCTAGTGAGGAATGGAAAAGAGCCTTTTCTTGTTGGGTAATGCCACATGGTGCAGAGCATCCCTATTTATGGCAAAGGTTTTCTTTTGCTGAAACTAGTGCATTTGACAAGTTGCTTGATTTGTTTTGGCATGATGTAGCTAACAATGTAGGCAAATTGCCAGTAGTAGAGTTTACTGGTTCAAAAATCATACAAGTAGGCATGGGTAGTTCATCAGAGCTTTCATTTAAGTTTAGTAAATGGGCAGATAGATTTGATGGCAATGCTATACCTGACTGGTATATAGACCCTGACGCACCAGCAGATGATGATTTTGTATCACCAAATGAAGGTCTTGCAGATAAAGTGAATGACATGATAGTTAAAACATCTGAGCTTTCAGATGACGATATTCCCTTCTGATGCAGTCTGTTGATTGGGTAAAAATAGCACCTGAAGTTGCAAAGCAACTTTTAGGTGAGCCTAAGAGTATTTCATCTACAGAAATGAGGTGGAATACTCATGGCAGTATGGTTCTTAACCTAGAGAAAGGCCTTTTCTATAACTTTGAAGAAGGTTTTGGTGGCGGGGTTACAGATTTAATTAAGCATCTAAATGAAGATGTTGCTACAGTTTTAAAACAGTTTGGTTATGATCAAGCATTGTCCTCTGACTCCTTACTCAGCGTTAGTGTGACTCCCCCAAATGGCATTAACAAGGGCAATGCAAGATCATTTAAAGATAGAGACATGCATAAGCTTAAAAGTGAATCTATAGTTTATTTACGTTACACAGAAACCTTTACAGTTATGAGGTTTCCTGATGGTCATCATATAAAGCAAAAATATGCACCATTTATAAAAAACGCAGATGGCACATGGTCAATGAAAAGACCTGAAGGCAAAATGCCAATTTATTTTAAAAATACTGAAAAGTATAAAAATAAACCTATTCTTGTTTGTGAGGGTGAAAAAGCATTGCTAGGTGCAGAAAAGATATATGAAGGCGATTGTGTTACTTGGCATGGTGGAGTCAATAGTTGGGAGAAAGCTGATTGGAGTCCTATTTACAAAAGAAATGTAATTATATGGCCTGATAAAGATGATGCAGGAAAAAAATGTGCAACAGCTATAAAGATACATTTAAGAGATAAAGGTTGTAAAGTAAAAGTTGTAAAACCACCTGAAAGTTTTAACGATAAAGATGATTTATGGGATGCTGTAGAAAGGTGTGATTTTAATGATGATAATACATTAGAATCTTTTATAGAAAGTGCACCACGTTTAGGTGCTAGTTTTACTAGAGCTGATATATTACTTGAACAAGTAGATAATCCTGATTGGTTAATAAGAGACGTTGTAGAGAAAGAATCGTTAATGTGTATATTTGGTGCACCAAAAAGCGGTAAATCATTTATAGCTATCGATATGGCTGCATCTATAGCAGCAGGTAGAAGTTTTCATGGTAATGAAGCTTATGATAAGCCAGTTATGTATGTTTGTGGTGAAGGTCAAAGAGGTGTTAAGCGTAGACTTGCAGCATTACATCAAGATGCATATAAACTTACAGGAATACCATTATTTTTATCTGATAAAGCATTTAGAATTAATGACACAGATGATTTTACAGCATTAGAAGACGAAATACAGGAAATTATTCTAGAGGTTGGGGATATTGGCATGATTGTTATTGACACATTTCAGCGTAATTTTTCAGGAAATGAGAACTCAGCAGAGGATGTTGGTAATTTTATTAATAAACTAGATATGCTTATATCCAAATATAAGTGCTGTGTATGTTTAGTGCATCACACAGGACATGGCAATGCATCTAGAGGTAGAGGTTCAAGTGTTATGGGTGCATCGTTAGATTATGAGTTTAAAGTAGAGAGAGACGATCAATATATTACTGGTTTTGAAGATGAGCAGATGCTTGTATCTTTTGAGCAGACATTAAATAAAGATGGGCAAGGCATGGCTAAAAAGAGCTTTATATTCCATGAAGTACAACTAGAAGGCGAAGGACTAAACTTAACATCAGGATATTTAAAAGAAACAGAACATAAGGTAGAAAAGAAAACTAAAGGTATAACATATGCTAAAAAAATAGTTTTAGATGCATTAGAACGTGAAGCATATATAGCTAACAAAAATGCACCTGATGAAGAGTGGTTTTGGGCAAAACATTTAACAGTTAAAGATGAAAATGGTAAAGATAAGAAAACTGATACGATTGGAAAAGCATTAATTTGGTTAAAAGAAAATGGTTATGCTAAGTATAATCCTGATTTAGGTTACCAGTCAGCAGAGTTTTCTAAGCTAGAGCCTAAGTTTGGGTCGGAAGTATGACGGAACTAACAAGGAATTTTTACGGAAATAATTCCGAGCAAACATATAATAACGCGGAAGGAAGGGAAATATATCTTAGATATTTCCTTCCGTTCCGAGTAATGTTCCGAGTTTACGAATGAAAACATATTTAGATGAAACTTTAGAGACAAAGATAAAAGAGCTTAGAGATTATGAATCTGATACATATATCAGGTGGGGTAGTAGAAAAAGAATATTCAACATGGTTGGTGTTAGGTTTGAGATTAAATTTTGCAAAGCTGAAATGTTGTTAAGAGATACAATGCACAATGGTCATGTTAAAAAGAAATTACAAATGGTTGAAATGATGCATAGAGCTTTTGATGCTCTTAACAAGAAATGTGAACAGAGTGGTTATACAAGAATACAACCTAATACAAGATGTTTTAACTTTGATAAGAAAACAGCAATAGTTTGTGATACTGATGATGAGAAGCCAATCTTAAACAAGATACATAAAGATGAGCCTGACATAATGATCTTTAGTGTAGAGGAATTACTTAGATGCATCCCATCAGACTTTATGAAAGCAAAAGAGTTATTGTCTAAGTTAGATAAGACTGTAAATTTTGAAAGGATAAGTTATGACTAAATGGCATGGTGGTAAGGGTAGTGCTAGACGTCCTGAGAACACAAAGAAATATGAAGATAACTATGAAGCTATCTTTGGTAAAAAAAAGAAAAAGAAAAAGAAAGATGATAGGAAAAGCGATAGATAGATTTTTAGAGTGGTCGTTTCAGAACACAGAAGATAAATTAACTAAAAGGAGTAAAGCAAAGATGAGTATTAAAAATAAAAAGCATGACCCAGTATCTGCACCAAAGCATTACAACAATGGCAAGGTAGAGTGTATTGAGTACATAAAACAACAATTAGGCTCAGAGTTTCCTAGTTATCTAGAGGGTTCAGCTATCAAGTACATACATAGACATCGTATGAAGAACGCTAACATACAAGACTTACAAAAGGCTAAATGGTATATTGATAAGTTGATAGCACATTATGAGGAACTATGACAATAACAATAAACGTAAAGACTAACGAGAAAGAACTAAAGAAACAGATGGGATTGTTTAAAAGAAAACACTTACCTGATGCAACTGCTAAAGCTATCAACAATGTAGGTGCAAAGGTAGTCAATGCACAAAGAGCACAGATACAAAAGAGACTGGATAGACCAACACCATTTACTATTAAGTCAGTAGATATGCCTAAGAAGTTTAGAGCTAAACCTAATGATCTATCAGCTCTTATCTTTGTTAAAGATATTGCAGCTAAGTATCTAAAGTATGTGTATGAAGGTGGCATAGAGAAAGCTAAGAAATCATCTATACTTGCACCAGTCACATCAGCAGGTGGTGAAAGGCTAAACAAGTTTGGTAATATCATTGGTAAGAAGAGCAACAAGGCTGATGCACCTAAGAAAATATTCTACACAAACAATGCATTGTGGAAGAGAGAAGGTAAGGACAACCTTAAACTCTTGGCTGTATCTAAACCATTCATCAAACATAGAAAGTTTTTGGATTTCTTTAAGATTGCTATAGGTGTAGTCAACAATAACTACAAGAAAGAGCTAGATAGACAAATTAGCAAGGCGGTTAGAAGATGAGTAGGTTCTTACTGAAGGCTAAAAGCATCGAAGGTTGCGATTTTTTTATTTTTCTAGACGAAGGTCAACAAAATCAGGTTTATTCACGCTAACGTATGGCCACGCAAAAGGATTTAGCTGATCATTTGTTCATTTCACCTCAAGCGGTGGGAAACCTCGTTAAAAATGGCGTAATTACAGTACATAAGGGCAGATCGCCTATAGATATTGAATTTGCTAGACGTGAATATCTAGAACATTTAAGAAAAAATCAGAATCACTACAAAAAGACTGGTAATAGCGGTGATATTGTTGAAGAGTCAACAAGACTTAAAAAGTTTCAAGCAGATAAAGCAGAATTAGAAGTCAATCAATTAGAAGGTAAATTAATACCTGCATCACTAGTTAGAGACACATGGAGTGGCTTAGTATCAAATGCACATGCTAAGTTCTTAAATATACCAACAAATCTTGCACATCAAGTATTAGCAGCAGAAGATTTCAATGAAGCATCAAGTTTAATCAAAAAAAGTATATATGAAGCATTAGAGGAGTTATCAGGCGATGGAATACCAGCAGAATATGCAGAACGTACTGGAACAAGTACAAAAGCAGTGGAGACCACCAACAGAACTGAAGATATCTGAGTGGGCAGACACTTACAGGTTTTTATCACCTGAATCATCTGCAATTAGTGGAAAATACAGAACTGACTATGCACCATATCAAAAAGAGATTATGGATGCTTTTAATGACCCAAACATAGAACGTATTGTTTGGATGAAGTCTGCTCAGGTTGGTGCAACTGAAATTTTAAATAATGTTGTTGGTTATTATGTTCACATGCAACCATCACCTATTCTAGTTATGCAGCCTACTTTACAAATGGCTCAAGCCTACAGTAAAGAGAAACTAGCAAACATGCTTAGAGATACACCAGTGCTAAAAGCAAGACTTAATGAGTCAAAAAGCAAAGATAGCTCTAATACAGTATTATCAAAGAAGTTTTTAGGCGGAACTACACTAAACATGGTTGGTTCTAATTCTGCTGCATCAGTAGCTAGTAGAGCAGTAAGAATTCTATGTATTGATGAAGTTGATAGAATGGAAGCAAGTGTAGGTAGTGAAGGTGACCCAGTATTATTAGCATCTAAACGTACACAAACTTTCTTTAATCGCAAAATCTATCTATGTAGTACACCAACAGTAAAAGGTCTTTCTCGTATTGAAGCTGCTTTTGAGGAAAGTGATCAAAGATACTATTATGTTCCATGCCCTGAATGTGGACACATGCAAACGCTAAAATGGTCAAATGTTGTATGGGAAGACAATAAACCTGAAACTGCAATATATACATGCGAAGAGAATGGATGTGTTATTGAGGAATCTAAAAAACATAAAATGCTAAAGAATGGAGAGTGGAGAGCTACAACAGAAACTAAGAAAACAGCAGGATTTCACTTAAATGAACTTTATTCAGTATTTAGCACTTGGGCATCTATGGCAGAAAACTTTTTAGAATCTAAGAAACAACCTGAAATGTTAAAAACATTTATAAACACTAGTTTAGGTGAAACATGGGAGCCTGAGCCTGAAGAAGCAGTAGAAGCAGAAGGACTACTATCAAGAAGGGAAAGTTATGATGGTCAAACTATACCTGATGAAGCATTAGTGCTTACATGCGGAGTAGATGTGCAAAAAGACCGCCTAGAATGCCAAGTTGTAGCTTTTTCCCACAATTATGAAATGTGGGTAGTTGAATACAAGATTTTATATGGTTCTACAGGTCAACAAGACATTTGGAATCAATTAGATAGATATTTGCTTACTAAATTCAAAACACATGCAGGAAGAGCTATGACTATAGCTTGTACTACCATTGATTCAGGTTTCCAAACACAAATGGTCTATGCTTTTACTAAAAACAAGAAAGGTAGAAGGATATTTGCAATAAAAGGTCAATCACAAAGCGGAAAGACTGTTGTAGGTAAACCAACAAGAGTTGGTAAAGAAAATAACACTCTATATCCAGTAGGAAGTGATACAGCTAAAGAAGTTATCTATTCTAGACTTGCTGTTGAATATGGTTACTCAACCTTGCACTTTGCAAGTGAGTTAGATGAAGAGTATTTTAAACAACTAACAGCAGAGCAAAGATTTGTTAAATTTGTAAAAGGTAGAAAGACTTTGTACTGGAAACAGATAAGAGAACGTAATGAAGCACTTGATACAATTTGTTATGCATTAGCTGCAGCATATATCTTAAATCCTAACTTTGATGTTATAGAACAAAAGTTATTAACAGGTAATGCACAAGAGCCTGACCCAAATAGAGTTGCAAAAGCTAAAAAGGGTATAAACAGAAAGAATTTTGCTACATCGTGGAAATATTAAATAATCCCTTTACCATATTGCAAAAAAGGTTTATTCAAGTAATATAAGATTAGATATATCTATTTATTATGAGGTTTTTGATTGAGCAACAAATTTGATTCAACCAACTATCCAACTGAAGTTCCTGATGAATTGCAGCTTGGTGACTTTTGGGCATGGAA